TGTCTCGCTTCCTGACGCCCACGCTCAACAAAGTAACGTGCGTCTGTTTGCTCATTGATGTGTTCGTCGTTAAGCATCTTGCGTATGCTCTCAGCTACAGCACGAGCCTTGTCAGCGTTAGACGCCTTCTCATACTTGTAACCTGCGTTGATGTAATCTGCTTGCGCGTGTTTCATAACCGATTCGTTTTCGTTTTGGTTAAGCCCCCGAAGGGGCTTTGATTAACGTGATGTGACCTTGACGCTGAACACAGCGGACGTCTTGGTGTACTCGGCGTACACAGTAGCGCCAAACTTGGCGATGAATTTTTTGCTGTCAAAGGTAGAACGGTTTGACTCAATGTATGTAGCGCGGAAGAGGTTACCGTCAACGTGACGCACACCTTCGTCGTCAACTGCAAGCAAGCCGTCAGCGCCAGCTTCTTTGATGCTGTCTTTGATGGTCTCGGCTTGCTTAGTCAACTCAGCAATCTGAGCCAATAAGTTACCTAGTGTGTCTACTTCTGTGAGTTGGATGTCGTTTGATTTCATGATTCGCTTTCGTTAAGTTACCTGACTCAGCCCCTTGCTTTGTCAGTAACGCTAGTTTAAGCCCAAAATAAACAAACAATCAACACTTTTTACAAAAATAGGGAAAACACCTACGTCTCGTTGCTTTCAAGCAACAATTTGGTATCCGCCAACAAGTCAGCCTCATCAAACCCCCAACGCTTAGGGAAGCCCTTTGTACCAAGCCCGTGTAGCCCCGTAGAGCCTCTGTGATGCTCTGGGCATAGCGGTATGACGTCCATGTGGCTAGAACGCCCCCAACCCCCCGCCAATCGCCTTGGATGGTGCAACTCCGCAGGCGTACCCGCATACCCCATTCGTCGACATACGGCACAACCTAACTCAGCTACAGCGCTCATGTGCTTGCGCTCTGCTTTAGTGGTCATGTGTTTTTGCTTCTCAGTTTGGCTTCCACTAAGTTGTAAAACAATATCAATCCACCGTCATTGTGTTCAATCAATAGCTGTTGATATTCATCATCTGTCAAGCCAACCCAAGGTCGCTTGTAGTCTTGGATGTCATCGTCTTCTTCAGTCATGCTTGTCCCCTTGCTCGGATTGCCATAGCCGCCAACTTTGTTACTTCAGACGCGTACTCAGGATGTACTGCCAATGCATCACACAACTTTGCACACGCCTCACGCTCTTTCTCTTCTATTTGCCATTGGAGTTGGTCAAGCAAATCAACAATACTATCCCCGTGTCCAGTCGCAAAACCTTTATTCATAATCCAGTTAGCCACCACCTCACGCTCTTTTTCTACCGCCAGTTTGCAAAGTGTATAAATTGCTTCCCCAGTTACAACAATGCCAGCCTGTCTAGCCATCTCAATGATTTCATCTTGGGTCATTGCTTGTTCTCCAACTTAGCCAGTCGGTCAGACAAAACGCGCACCAACTCAGTTAACAGGGCGACCTCTGCCATTAGTTGCTCTCTTGATGGTTGCTTCATGTCACGGATGTACTCTTGCTTGATGCGAGACTCCATTTCAATACGATTAAATTCTTCGTCTTCTGGCGTTTTCATAACAACCCTCCAAAGTAAATAACATAAAAAATAAAGTCCCACGCCAATAACGACGTAGTTAGAAAACATATTTGTTTGCACAAATAACATCAAGCACTACGTCAGCGGTATAACCATTGACAACGCGCTTACCGTACACCAATCTAGGACGCAATCCAACTTCTTGGCAATCTTTGATAGCGTCAATCTGTTCCATGCGACTAAGTGGGTGAACGTACTTATCCAACACTAATGTCTGTGAAGACAGCGCAGGGGGAGCCTCTGCAACTTTAGTTGACGAACACCCCTCTAACCATCCTAGTTGACATATTAAAAAAAATGTAATCATGCGAGTTCTCATATAGTTGCCTTTCCTTCTGCCCTGTTGTTTGCTTGCTCGGTACGCCAGATTTCTACACGGGCTTGTGCGCCCAATAAATCCCAACGCAATTTTTCTTCTATCTCAATCGCTTCACGCAACCCCTCAAGGAGTTGCACATACTCAGGATGCGCGTATGCCTCGCGCTCTTGCGCTCCAATTGCGTTTTCCATACTTCGCTTCATCAATATTGCTTTTTTTGACTTACGGAACTCTTCTATGTAGCACCTCTCAGCCTTCGCTTTTGCAAAATTCTTTCCGTTAAGCAATATGTAATCAACTGCTTTATGTGGGTCTCTGTCTTCGCTCATAAGTCACCTTTCTTTTCAGGTTTACAAATCCAATAAAACCAAATTAAAAATAAAAATACAGCCCAAGCAATCATTCCAGACAACATAAAAAATATTGCCCCAATGTTGATGAGTTCGCCCATTATTTCCCCCCTTCTTTTACAAAATCTTCTCTCACGTCCATCATTGTTTGCGCTTGCTCAAATGCTTCATAAGCAATATCTATTTTTGACTTAGCTGTTTTGTGTGGTTTTTGCATTAACACCATCAACGCAAACATTGCATAGATGTCAATTAGTTGTGGTTCCGTTTTCATTTACGACTCTTTTCTTTTTCAACTAAGTAATGCGTGACTTGGTCGTGCAACATATCAATCAAAGCTGGTTGCCCTGAAAAAAGAAAATACACAATTACTAAAGAAATAATCCAATTCATAAAATTCCTTCTATGGTTATCTTGACCATACCGCCAACCTCATCCGCCCAATAGACCCGTAGGTCTTCAATCAAAGCGTCGTCTTGCATAACCCCAGCGTGAGTCATAGAGTCAAGCAATGCTTTCAAAAGATTGTCCAAGTCACGACGACGACGGTCTGGGCGAAAGCATTCAATCTCTACCTTCACCGCGTAGTCAATGTGTTTGTTGGCACGCTGTATCAACACTTGGTCAGCGACAGCTTTACGATACTCGCGCCCCTTTGCGCTGATGAGGACGCGCCCATTAAAGTTGCGCCAATATGTGTTGACCGTGGGAGGCCAAGGCAAGGTAAGTTCAATCATTTCCATTCTCCATGTGTTCCTCTATTTCCCTTTGACCATTGGTCTCTAACATCCGCCTCAAGTTGTGAGTTGGGATGAAGTTCATTCCATCCCTTGTGACGTTTCCCAAGGTGGTCAACGTAACCGTGGAGCCAACGGTGTGCGCTATCGCGATTTGTGAGACGCATTTTGATAACTTCCCGAACGAGACAACGGTGACGATGTTCATCTGCTCCTTGACCTTCTTGCGTCTCATTCAAAATCTCCCCCCGCCGTCAAAAGACATAGGTATCGAATCGTGGTACTCCACAAACTGTTGGCTGTCTTTAAGATACCAAAGTGAGTACCAATCCTCTGACTCGCCGTTGCGTTGCTTCTCGCACATAAGGTAAGCGTCTGGAATTTGTACGTCAACTGAACCGTTCTGTGCATCGTGTTCTTTTTTCTTGTTGCGCCAAACCATCAGCACGTTATCAACTTGGTCGCTGATAGAACCAGAACCCTTGATGTCGTTCTTGTTGGGTTTTACCTCTTCACTTGCCAACTTACGAATGTGGTGAATCAAGTGAACATGGACGTTGTGGTCACGCGCTAACGAAGTCAACTCATCAACAAAAGATTTCTGTGCGTTGTAGTCATCCTCACCAGACACACACTTCATCAACGAGTCAATAAAAATATGTTGGATACCCAACTCAACAGCGCTATAGCGTGATACCGCAATGACCTGCTGTGCAGTCACGGTTCCTTGTTGGTCATACAACCAAAGGTTGGCGTGAGCAAAGGCTCTCATGCGAGTAATAAGACTTGTCAAGTATTTTGCTTTGTCTGTGTAGCGTGGAAAGTCGATGTTCTCACCAGCAAACTGTCGAAGCATACGAAATAAGGTACGTTTTGGTTTCATCTCAAACGAAGCAATCATCACGCGTTGCCCTTGCTTGATAAGTCCCATAGCAATCTGCCCAGTCACCATGCTCTTACCGCCACCGTTACCACCAGCGTACAAGGTAACCTCACCTGCGCGGAACTGAAACCCTGCGTGAGTCTTAGTCCACGGCATTGTCTGAAACTCATCCTTTTTAGGACTTGCAATCTCTTCCTCAATTTCGTCCAAGAACTCGCCTGCATTCTTTACCTTTTGAGCAACGTCGTTAGCTTTAAGGTATTTCTCAAAGTCAATTTCGTCAGGTCGAACAATACGAATTTTTCGAGCCTCGTCCAACTCTTGCGCTCTTTTGTGTACATCAGACATTTGCATATTTCACCGCCTCCTCAATTCTCTGTTGTGATAATTTCATTCGCTCTCTATCGCCTTCGCTTAACTTCTTACCTTGACTCATGTCGTAGGCGCAGATAGCAACTATCAAAGCCTCAAACGAAATGATTCGCATCAGGTCGCTGGCAAAGAACGCAGGCTTCATGCTCTTCTTTCCTTCGATTGGGTACTCGCGTCGCTTGTCGTCTGGTGGGAACAGGTCAGTCATGTCCATGCCCAACGCTTGCACCACGCTAAGGGTCTCGCACCCAGCAAAGCAGTGAAGCAGAATTCGACCATCTTCGTTCTCGCGTATTGCGAGGGATGGCCCTCTGTCGTTATGCGCAGGGCAACAAGCCGTCCAAGAACCGTTGCGACCCTTGACGTTAGTCAGCATACCCAACATACGCTCTACTTGAGTCATTGCTCCCTCGCTTTCATCATTGCGTCAGCCAAGTTGTATGCGTCAATTGCAATCAAGTCATCTGGGCAACCAACTTTTACTGTGGCTAAAAATCCTTGCATAGCCTTAGCCGCAAAGTAATCACGCAGTGTCATGCCTTCTTGTGCAAACTGTGATGTGCCGCTATATGGTCTTGGAAATGCTGGTATATCTTTCATATCACCTTCCGACCTACGGCTGGCGTGCCTGCATCGTCTTCCCAACGACGTTGGTTGATGTATGTCAAAGGAGCAGGCTCAAACCCCGTCGTCCACTGCTCAGTCACCTTCAGGGCGTTGACCTGAGCAATGATGGTCTCAGCCACAGCATCGCATCCAGCCTTAGCCCACTTCTTTTGGCATTCAGACTTAGCCACCTTTCGTTTGGAGACAGGCCAAGCAGACCAAAAATCATCAAAGCGTGTTGATGTCGTTTGCGACGATATGGTATTTCTATTTCTGTTTCTGTTTCTGTTAGGGTTTGTGTTCGGTTCCGATTCGGTTTTCGATTCGGTTTTCAACGGTCTCCCGCCTCGCTTTCCGAGTTGTCGATTATTTTCAACTTGATGTTGATATTTGGCAACTTCGACATGACAACGATTGTTGTAATACCCTGTTGACGTCTTTTCAAAAAACTCACCTAAAACCGATTCGGTTATGTCTAAATCTAGGCGTATTTTCCTAGCAACCGATTCGGTATCGAGTGGGATTTCCTTCTCACTCATGTAGTACAAGTCAAGCAGGCGTCGGTACGCCAAATCCTCAGCATCACTGAGGTGGACTGTATGTGTGAGGTAATCACCGATGTGAAATTTGTACCATATCATTTCGCTGTCTTTCCAAAGATGTCTGGGCGTAATTCAGCCCGCTTCACTTTCCTACCCGTTAGCGACTCTATGTCGCGTGCCAGTTCAGGACTAGGTAGTTGTCGTCCTGTAACTATCAAAGAAAACCATGTTTTGCTGATGCCCAACTTTCGTGCAAAAGCAATCATCGACCCCCTCGGTTTATCTGCAAAATATTCTCGTAGTGTCATTGTTTACCTTTCCTTGGTTAAGCGGATATTACACCAAAAAAAATTGTTGTGCAATCCCGCGTTAAACATGGTACAGTTCATCCTGTTTAACTTGAAAGCGAACCATGCACGATGAAAGTGAAATGCACCAACTCATGTTGGAAAGAATGCAAAGGCTTGAGGAGGCTCTGGAAAGGGCTGAGGCAGGCGTTGCTAGTGGGGGCGATTGGGACATCATCCGTAGTGAATGCGGGATGCCCAAGCGTCCAATTGTGACCTTAGAAACCTTATCAATTAGGAGCGAATGATGGCTTTAATAGCGAAAGAAAGCGGTGGCGGTGGTGGAGATTTCACCCCCGTCCCACAAGGGATGCATCTTGCACGATGCTATCGTGTTGTTGACTTGGGAACCCAAGAAACAAGTTACCAAGGAAAAGTTAAAAACCTAGCCAAAGTGATGTTGCAGTTTGAGGTGCATGGTGAAGACGAAAGCGGAAAACCTATTGTTACGGACAAGGGTGAACCGATGTCTATCAGCAAGAACTTCACGCTCTCATTGGGTGAGATGGCTACCTTGCGCAAGGACTTGCAAACATGGCGTGGGCGCGAGTTCACCCCAGAAGAGTTGCGTGGGTTTGAACTCAAGAACGTGCTTGGTGCTTGGGCGATGATTTCGGTCATCAAAGCTATGGGAAACAACGGGAAAGAGTACACCAACATCGCGGCGATTTTGTCCGTACCCCCAGCAATCAAAAAAGCTGGTCTACCCAACCCCCACAACGAACTCAAGATATTTTCTATTGACGAAGCCGACACTACGCTGTTTGATAGCTTTAGCAAAAGCCTCAAGGAGAAGATTGAGAAGTCACCAGAGTGGCAGGCAAGGGGTGGAGTAAGCGCTCAAGCGTCTGCTAGACCGTCTGTTGGGTCGTTTGAAGACATGGACTCGGACATTCCCTTCTGACCATGCGATTGATGCGTAACCAACACGCGACACACGTTGATTTCTTTCAGTTCAAAGGGCTGATTGAAACCAACCCCAAGGCGACGCCTTGCAACATTGACATGGTGTTTGAACGCAAGTGCAAATTCTTTGTTGGTGAGTGGAAGCGGGAAAGTGAAAGCATGAGCCAAGGACAGGGGTTGTTACTGCGCAATCTGGCAAAGCAACCCCAGTTCACCGTAATCATCATTCAAGGGAACACGGACGGTGAGACGATAGTAGAAAAGTTTGAGCAACTTTGTTCAGACGGAGTTTTTAGAGTTCGAGGCAAATCTTTTGATGACCTTAAAAGTTTTGTTACCCGTTGGTACAACTGGGCAGACGCCCAAGAATTTTCTTAGGAGAAAAAAATGAAAGCAACCATAACTGATATTGAATTTTTAATTGAAGCAATACAACAAAAATCAGACACCTTAATTGAGCAACTGCAACAAGAAGCAAAACAAGAAATTTTGCGTGGATTTACACAGCACGTTGAAGAGCCGTTCAAACCAGCGCCTAAACGCCGTGGTCGCCCACCACTGAAGAAAACAGTACGGAGAACACGCAAATGATTATCACTACTCCAACGATACGCGCAAGCGAATCCAATCATTGGTACACGCGTGAAGGTCAACCGCAGTACACCGTTCCATCCAAGAAAGATGGTTCACCTCGTGCGACTACTTTGCGTGACGCTCGTACAATGAACCTTGTACCGTCAGTGACAACAATATTGGGCGTTTGTGCTAAACCAGCGCTCATCGCGTGGTTACAACAACAAGTGCTGTTAGCCGCGCTCACGCTTCCTCGACGTACCGACGAACCTGAGAGGGAATACATAGACCGAATCATCAACGATTCCAAAGAACAGGGTCGCTCGGCGGCGGACGCGGGAACTGACATCCACGCATCCATCCAAGGCTTTTATGAAGATAGACCAACAGGAAAACACCAAGAGAGTGTTGACGCTTGCGATAACGCAATCAACGCCCACTTTGGCGCACAAAGCTGGGTCTCTGAGCGTGCTTTCGCACATGACCTCGGTTTTGGCGGTAAGTGCGATTTATTTACTGGGGGCGGGGACGGAATCGTTGCCGACATCAAGACCAAAGAATTCACCGACCCAACCAAAGTTGTTGGATACGATGAACACCTGATGCAACTCTCCGCATATCGCGTTGG